GAGCGCTGTGAGCTGTACTATGATCGTCGCCAAAGCGATAATCTAGTTCCACCTGACCTCCGTGACTATGTCACAGGACGTCACAACTTGTATCTGAAGCAGATACCAAGTTGTATGACACTTCGAAAAGCGGGTACCCGCATTTCAAAGGATGTATCCCCCTTCCTTATGGAAGACGGATTCTTCCGCCCCACCATGGATAGCCAAGGTGAGGGCGAGTCACTCATTGAGCACTATAGCTCAGATGGTGAAGACCAACTCATCTTCAAAGAAGATGACGTTGATGACATCCCCTTCGCTGAGCAATCAGACGACCGGGGCATCTACGAAGATCCCTTTAGGATCTTTGCAGGTTGGGCTTTTGCCTCTCAATATTTGAAGGAAAAGCCGATAATAAATGTCTGGCCCGGTGGTTGCCACCGGATCCAGGATAAGATCCGTCCTGACCTATGTCAGTCGGACCGTAAGAACGTAACTTGGTTCACCAAGATACGTGATCATAAAGAGAAGATGTACTTCCTCTTTAATCACACCCACTGGGGCGCAAGGCTCCAGAGGGCGAGGCTCACTAAGAGCAGTTCGGAAGATCCTCTAAGGAACTTCGCGAACACTCTCTTTCGAAGAATCTCATTCTTCGTGAGAGGCCTCCATGATCCTATATGGACAAAGGAGGAAAAGATTTCGTTTGCGGACTATACCTCAAATCGAAATGCAACCTATCGAGCCCAAAGGCTCATAGAGGTGCTAAAGACCGTGGATGGACTATTCCTCCAACGGTTCATGTCCTACCCAGAAGAACTCTGGGATTGGGAAAAGTTCGACCTGTACGTAGTACAGGCGATCTCGATACTTCTTACCGACGAATTCTTCGACGGAGAAGTCAGTGCTTATTCGTTAGACGAACAAGACACTCATTACGAGGAGCTTAAGCGCGCTCGTAAAGCGTTCAAACTGGTGATACACCAGGATGAACCGCTGGAGGCAATTTCCAGCATGGACTCTACCCCCAGGTGGGTGCAGTCCTTCCTACGCCCTGTCTGGGACAGGGCCGTACGGCATGAAGGTTTCTCAAGGCTTTTCCTTGCAGGAACCTTGTCCCAGACTCGAGGATCTGGGACACCTCCTCCCCTTGTGGTCCTTAGATCAAAGAGGAAGTTCCTTCGGTCGGTACAAGAGGTACCTCCGACGGTTACAAAAACGCAGATTGGACTTATCCAAGCTGCGTTTGATGGTGTGCTCCGGGATCTCCCGGACCACATCTTTACAGGACTTGACTCCAAAGCTAGAGTCACAGTCACTGGCTCGGCGTGCTGGGAAGCCAGCCGTCGAGAGGGCGGAACCGCCCAAGCCATACTAACTCTAATGGAGAAGTATGAGCATATCCATATCCCGGTCCGCAATCTGGACACGGGACAGGTCATCGAATATATCCCTAAGGATTCATTCGAGAGTATCGGTACAGGCGTATTCCACGCATGTCTCGATGAGGTTCTCAACACACCTGTCGAGAATCTCCGAGAGGTTCACCTGACCATAGTCAGAGAACCCGGAAAAGCGCGTGTCGTAACAAAAGGACACGCCGCATTGAAGATTGTGTTAGACACAGTCTCCAAGATCTGCTCTTATCCCCTTAAGAAGGGAATTAAGAGCTCAACATCCGGAATGGGCAGATCCCACCACGGATGGAATCTCTTTCGTGACTTTACGTCAGAAGAGATGTACGACCTCCTATTCCAAGAAGATAGGAAAAGGAGGGTTGAAGATTCTTTCCACGACCATGTGGATAGAACCTGTTACTGGGAAGATCTGTACTTCTCCAGTACGGACTATTCGGAAGCTACCGACCGAATGGTCCACGCCTTCGGACGAATAATCGCCCGAGGTTGGATGAAGAAATGTGGGATACCCCACATACTTCAAGGTATAGTGCTTGGTGTGTGTTTCACACCAAGGACTGTCTACTTTACTGCCACTGGGCCGTTAAGTAGCATTGGTACTCATGTGGATGAGACCGTACGCCGTGTAACTCTTTACAGAGGCGTACTGATGGGGGACCCTCTTACAAAAGTGATCCTCCACTTCGCGAACATAATATCGCGAAAGATCGGCGATGCAATGGCATCGGGCGATCTTTTCAGGTCCTTCAGAAATTCATCTGAAGCATCTGAGGCATTCCTACAGGGTGCAGGAATGCCCGTCCCCACATGACCTTCGTCATGTGAGGGGCAACGCAGGGCTCCTATTGGAG